GCCTCACGCATGAAGTCCAGCTCTCCCTTTGATACATCAATAATTATTCTGCTCATGCTGCCTCCTCTTTGAATGTTTCGACTTTCACACCTTGGGTTAATGCGTTAACCAAGTCATCCTGCGATGCAACCTTGACGCTCAGTAATTGCTTTGCCACGTAGGCAATAGCTTGACTCGGTGCGCTGGCTTTGACCAAGCGGGATGGGATGGATGGATCAATAGATCCGACTAGATAAATGCGCTGACTCATGCTGACTCCTTCGTTGATAAATATGTTTGGTACTGATTACAGAACTGGCTGACCTGACAGAAAGATGCACACCGTGTGCGCTCGCCTTGGCGGTGCTCGATGAAATATCCTTTGGCCGGTAGTGCAGCTTCTGCTTCCTCTCTTGTGTCGTGAACACTCTTAGCCCTGACTCCCCCTTCCTTCTTCACGGCAAACTTCTCTGGCTTCTCCCACATTTCTTCTGCCGTGCATTCCCGCACATCGCCGCCTGTCTCTGCGTCAAAAAATGCATCCTCATGCAAAGCAATACGCTCATGCACATAGCTCTCGCGCTTCTCGAACGGCCATACTGGGATGTCGATAACCACAATCGGAGCCTGTGGATATCCGTCGCGGGTCTTTGCGTCACGGCTAGACCAGTTACGAATGATGGCCACGATCTGTAGCTTCTTAACTGGCTGCTTCTTTACCAGCTCCACCAAGTAGGCGTAGAGGTTTAACTGGTGGTGCCAGTCATCCTTCTCATTCATTACCGCCCAGTCTGATGTGACCTTGTAGTCGCTGATAACAATCCCGTCTTCGCTAATCTCTTGCAAGTCAATAGCACCACTGATGTTCCAGTTGTTGACCTTGGCATGGATGCGTTCCTCGACAATATGGTTCTCGTCTTTACCATGCTCAAGCACGCCGTGGACTGCGGTGCCGAACAGTGACCACACCATCTCTGATGCGTCTTGTTCAATGTCATCCCAGTGTTTGCGCTTTAACTGAACTATGCGCGGGCTGTTGAGCAGCTCGGTGGCAGATATGTTGGACTTACCTTTAGAGTAAGTAGGCCGCTCCAATACATTGATAAATGTCTGAGGTAAGTTGTGATGGTTAGTTAGTTTCATGGTTTCCTTTGTGGTATGATTTGTTCCTGCTGTCTTGTAATTGTGAGAGGATTATAACTGGTAATCCAAAGACATACAACACATAGAACAAAATAATTTCTATCAGGTATCAGGGGTCGATAGTATGTCTAAATATGCTAGGCGGATAGATGCGAATCAAAATGCCATAGTGGCTGCGCTGCGGGCGTGCGGGGCTGTGGTTCGTATCGTTACTCAGGGTGACGGGATACCTGATTTGCTGGTGGGATACCGAGGGTATACCCTACTGTTAGAGGTAAAGGACGGGAGCAAGTCGCCATCAGCTCGGACGCTAACGGAGTCGGAGCAGAAGTTCTTTGACGAGTGGAAGGGCGGGATGCTGGCCATAGTCAACAGTGCAGAAGAAGCCCTTGATATTTTGAAGCGATGTGTATAATTAAATCGCAGTTGATTGTTCATGGCTGCTCCTTTGAGTGATATTGTGGAGATCTACGGGTCTCCACTTTTTTCTGTCAACACGCATGGGGATTGTGTTTGACGCTATGCACATAGCATAGAGAGTCAGTAGTCTCCAGCCGTGTTGGTAGCACGTAATGCGGGTTAGCGCCGCATCCATTTTGTTGTGCAAATACAAAAGTTGAACGACACTGCTTCATGTGAGCGTGCTGCCAACAACCTATATAATCCAGCCATTATGAAAATCTCTCTTCCTCGACCGACTATCTCTGGGTGTAATGTCAGCCCGGTAGACGGCCGCCCTTGGAAGGCGGAGGCCGCAGGTTCAAATCCTGCCACCCAGACCAATCATCATTAACCGACTACGGTGTCGGTAGTGTAGTGGTAGCACGACAGCCTGTGAATCTGTCAGCGAGAGTTCGATTCTCCCCCTCACCCCAAAATATTTCTTGACATTCTTTGAGAATGTGTATAATCCAAACTGTTGCCGTGGAGGGTGACAAAGAGATAAGCCGATTACACATGCGTTCCGCCTTACCTAATGACCAGTCGAAGAGTCATTAGGCAAGGCCTCCACCGGAATGCAGTTGTAATCGGCTTTTTTGTTTTTGGGGGAAAGCGGAAGTAGCTAAGGGAAATCTATTAAAGTACCAAGGCAGCTAGGCAAGTACCCCACCCTCCACAGTAGCCGTCAGGGCGCGTTAGCTGATACGGCAGAAATCTCCGGTACCCAGATATGACCTTACCGTTGTAGTCAACGGCCACGTAAGGAGCCGCGTGGAGTCAGCATAGATTCGTTGCTGGCGGGAAAGAGGGTAACTAACCAATTGAGCCGTAGGCGGTAAGAGAGCAGTCTCAGGGCATACCGAAAAGTGCCACCCTCATAGAAACAGAATCCGGCATATACCGCACTTGGAAATGAACGAACAGAAGCGTCGCCATTTCGGAGCACTGCACTGATATCACCCTCCTCACCGCAGGCAGGGGGTTCACGGTAGCGGCTCCGCCTATGGCCAAAACATATCATCGTTTTTCCCTATCTATATTTACTTGCCGATAGTTATAATTGTGTGTACATATGTGCAGATATGTGTAGAATCCATTACACAAAGGAGCAAACTATGAATGCATTTCATCCGGATTACATCAAGACGTATCACCCGCAGTTCTTAACTGAGGTGGTGATTAACTCAGCTCAGATAGAGCAGGGCAAGGTTAACGGCAAGAAGGCTAGGCAATCGCGGGAATCGGTTAAAGGGCTCAAGGATATCAAGTCATTCCCTGACACAAGGAGAAAAGCATGAAAGATATACCAGCATTTCCAGTAAGCGGTGACTGGTCGCAAATCAAAGATAAGGGCATGACCTTGCGTGATTACTTTGCGGCTAAGGCTATGCAAACAATGGCCGAGGGAAGAGGGGCTGCAAATTTGAATCAGGGCGGCTATGTAGCGGTTTCAATGATGGCTTACGAAATGGCAGACGCAATGATGAAAGCGAGGGAAGCATGAACCCACTAGCTATCTTTGCTATCGCTGTTGCTCCGCACATAGCGCCTCATGTAACACCGCACGTTGCACCCGCACCAGTGCGTGTTGCACCAAAGCCTATGGTTGTACCCACCCCTACACCTAGGCCGCCAATCGTTGCGCCAGTACACAGCACACCACGCTGTGACGAAAAGAAGGAGAAATGCAAATGACACAAGAAGATATACAGAAAGCATGGAACCTGATGTCCATGCACAACAGCGAGTTGTTGCTGGAGAACGAACAGTTGAAGAAGCAACTTATGCAAAGAAGTTTATGGTACGCAATAAAGCGTGCGTTTCTTATTTGGAGGGGTAAGGAATGACACAAGAAGACGAAGAGTTCAACCGCATAGAGATGGAGTCTCGCATCAAGCAAGAGTACATCAGGTCTATGCGTAAGACCACACGGCAGGAAAAGATAAGCCGTCCTGCGGTGTATGAAGTGCCGACTGAAACTGTTCTACAGATGCGGGACTACATAAGATATTTAGAGAATGCCGTGCGTGAGTTAAATGACCGACTGGCTAAGTTGGAGAAGGGTAAAGAGCCATTGACTTGTCCCATATGTAACGCGACTGCCTACCCATACCCAAAGTGCGGATGCGTTTACTACAAGGAGAAGAACAATGGCTAGAACCAAAGCAACGCTTTCAGACGAATATGTAAACGCCACAAGGGTAAATGACTTTGGCACCGCCATAGAGCTGGCAAAACATTACTCATCGATGTTTAGTATTCGCACACAAAACCATCTCAACACGCAAGGCAAATACACCACCTGTAATTTGGATCAGGTCATAACCATGAACGCGGAGATGAAGAATCTGTATCGTTATCTCTGTTCGCTGGCGCATTCGGTTGCAAATGAAAAGACATTTGAGATTGAGTACGACGGCAGAAAATACAAAGTGACACCAGAGGAGGTCAAGAATGGATGAATGTCCACACTGCGAGTACAACAAGAAACGCGCACACAACTGGCGGGAAGAAGCATACAGACTGGCGGGGCATCCGCTGCCTG